CCTCCCCCCCTTGGTCTCCTCGTATACCTCCTGGGCAGCGAGGTAGGCAGCGTCGGTGTTGGCAATGCCAAAGAAGGACGCCTGGTACTCGTCCCAGACGCGTTGCACTGGTACGGCCCTGCCATGCGGCCCTAGCAGTTCTGGCTGGGCAGAGAAGTCGCTGACGATGGAAGGCACGCCGCACGCCTGGGATTCCACAGTAGGGATGCCAAAGCCCTCGCCCATCGATAGCAGCAGGTGAAGGTCCCCTGCGGAATACATCTGCGCAATAGCGTTGTCAGGGATGCCGTTGCGATAGTGCGCTGGATGCGGATAGCGCACGCGCTGCGGGTCAATGCCTAAGTGTGCGACCAGTCGCGGGATGTTCACGCCCTCGCTGTGTCCGTTCGGCTCCGTGTGGATCATCCAGTAGACATCAGGTCGGTCGGCCATCAGCCGCGCCATCACATCAGCCATCTCACCAAAGCCCTTGCGCACAGGAATGCGACCGCGATTGGCGGCGTTGGTGATCACGAGGAACGCATCCTCAGGGATACCCATAGCCTCACGCGCTCCCTTGCCGTTGTCTTTGAACACCGACATGTCGATGGCGTGCGGGATGTAAGTGAGTTCGTCGCGTGGAACGCCAGCCTTTAGCAGTCTGTCCTCGCCAAATCGGCTCATAGCAATGCCGTGGTGCTTGCCGTCCAACAGAAACTTGGCAACCAGTGGTGGCGCTGGGTCGTGGTCAATTGGTGTCCAGCAGGCGAGGTTAAGGTCGTTGAATCCCTGCACGCCAAGAAGCGGCCAGAGGTCAAACAGGATCACCCCAAAGCCTGGCTCGTCCCCTATCCAGCCCCGCATGTTGTCTGGTGCTGCGTCAACCGAGTAGCGGATCAGTCCCTCAGGAAAGATCGGATGACCGTGCGCGCAGTTCATCATCACGGCAGCGCCGTGATTAGCCGTTAGCGCAACCTCGTTGCCGTCCTTTGCGAGTCGGTGGAGTACCTGAGCGGTCTGCATGCCATATCCACTTGGAATGTGGCATGCGTTGCTATACCAGCAAATCCTCATCGCTTCCCCCTCTTGTGCCTCGTCACTTTGCCGTGACAACTCCTGCATAGTATCCGAAGCATATGCGTCGGCACAAGTAGGGCGCCGCCCTCGCTCAAGGGTACGAGGTGGTCAGCCGTCAAATCCCTTGTTGAGCCACATAGCGTGCACCAAGGCTGCTCCTTGCGAGCCTTGGCGCTGAGCCGACGCCAGGCGGGGTCCAGGTAGGGATTAGGGCCTCGCCGCGCTTGCCATCGAGCCGTTGCCTCCCTGCGGTGCTTCTCGCAGCGGTCGCCCCTGGTCGTTAGCAACCCGCAGTCTAGGCAGGGTCGCTGAAAGGTCACGGCTTCGGAAAGTTTGGCAGGGGCAAATGCTGCGCGATCACGCTGGCAAGATGGTCAATCATTCGCTCGCTGGCATCTTCGTACTGCGGGCTGTAGACCGCCCAGGCTACCTTGCCAAGCGCCTCCTCAAGCGTTTCTACGACTCGGTCGGTTCGGCAGGTTGCGAGGTGCAGGAGTTCGTGGGTCAGCACAAGGCGTTGCCGTTCTGAGTCTTGGCGCCAGAAGTCGTGGGACAGCCGAAGTTCAGCGGTGAGGTTCTGGGCGTGCGGGTCAATGTCGGCCCAGGCATCGACATCGCTGGCGTCGCGTGCCACCGACAAGCGCCAGTGGGCAAGGTTAAGCGTCTGTTGTGCTTCGGCAAGCCAGTCGTCTATGGCGGTCCAACGGTCGCGGCGTGCCATTTGTCCTCCTGTCCTCTGGGAATAAGCCCGCTGATGGGAGGACACCACCAGCGGGCGATAGGCCCGCGCTAGGCGCGAGCGTCCAGGAATCCTATCAGTCGCGCACCTCGTCTGCAGAAAGCGGGGCGTTACGCAGGGCTCTAGAGGCTAACGGCAAAGGGCTCACCGAGCGCAGCGGGCACAGCGAATCGGGGCACAGAGGTTCCTCGCCATCGTCGGCGCTTACGCACACCCGACAGAACTGGCTGACGGCTGCTCGGTGGCGGTCTAAGTCGTTGAACACTGGCAAGCCGATTGCGTTCTCGCCTACCGCCTTGAGATGCACCCAGGCAATGTCCTCTGGCCTAGGGTTCGTGCCGCCATAGTATCGCTCGCGCATCCAATGGATGGTCCTGCCGTGATCAGGCGCTAACTGGAAGAGCGCGTGCGGCTTGATCTTTAATCGACTGGCCCAGATACGACAGGCGTCCTTGAAGTCCTGGGTTGCGAGTCCTATCTCCCTTGTTGGAGCCGCTTCAGGGTGACGGCTACGAGTCCTCTGCCGAGATCTTGCAGCCGAGCGAACGCGGCGGGTGACAGATCGATAGCCCTGCTCTTCTTGGTCCATGTTCTCCTCAAGTCCTGTGCGCACCTACCGCAATAGTCAACGATGGTGACCGTCACGCATCGCGTCGGTTGGCTCCTCGTGCAGACCAGAATGTTATACGGCTTGTCGCCCCAGCGCCAGGACCCGACTGCTCCGTAAAGCGTAATCCCCTTGCGGGTGTACCAACTGCTGTGGCCGTTCCTGGTCGCGTCAAACCATGAGGCTATGCCTGTCGGTGGGAGCCCTGGTGCTTGGATCGCTAGTGATAGCGCCAGCACCAAGGCGAGCATCTAATCTCCCTGCTTGCCGAACCAGGCGATAAAATCGTCAAGGTCCAACACGATCATCGTGCGGCGCCTACCGCCGAGCCCAGGTGAGTCACCGACAACCAGCGCGGCCAGTTGATCGCCCTTGACTGGCACGCTACGGAGCCAGCCATCAAGTCGCTCAGGGTAGGACTTGCCAACCTTGCACTGGACCGCAATCCACTCGTTCGCAACATCCTGCTTGCCACCAAACTGGCCGACCCGACTAGCGCCGAGGCGCTTGGCGACCTCGCGTTCAAAGGCATTGCCGCGAGCCCTCGCGGTGCGCCCCCGACGGCTTTTGGCGGGGTCAACATTGTGCTCCTGGATGGCGAGGTCTTTCATCTTGCCCATTAGAGTAGCCGAGCCAGGACTGCGGAGCCGCCGTCGCTCAGCGTGAAGCGTGCGACTTGAATCTCCATCACTCCGTGCTTGATTAGATCAGCGTTCGTCTTGCGGTTGCCGATCCCTTCGTACAGAAAGAACCAGCCCTCTGGCGCAATGGCGTCCGCGTAACGCATCGACAAGTGGCACCAAGGCCGACCAGGCGCTCCAGGCTCCTCGCACCAAGCGTCAGCGCCCTCCTGTACGGCGACCACCCGCTCGTCTAGGAACGGCGCGGCTCGTTCAATGCGGGTCATACGAGGTCGATGCTCCTTCCAATCCAAATCACCGTTGCAGCGGCAAGTGCCAGATACAAGATACCCGCCAAGGCTGAGTTCTTTTTGATTGCAAGAGGCAGGCTAAGGGCTACCAAGGTGGCAAAGAGCAAGTGGCAGAACGCGATCAGCACACCGACAACCTCAAAGCCGCTCATTCTGGAACCTGCTCAAGAGAGCGCGCCAGCGCTAGGTTCGCAACCTCAACGGCAAGTTGCGGCGTGGAGCCTTTGTATTCCAGTTGCTGCCCCATCGAGTCCTCCAAGACGACGGCGTAGGTTCCGTCCTCAAGGAGTATCAGCGAGTCAAAGTGATAGCCCAGTTGATCCGCACGAACTTGCAGTTCCTGGAAATTCATAGTGCCCCCTCCAATCGGTCGATGACTGCTCGGTAGACATCTTCCACCGACAGCGCGGTTGTGTCTAGGTTCAAGTCATACGGCGCCTGGTGCCAAGCGCGCTCGGTGACATCAGCCGAACCTACGAGGCTCCCGCCCAGTCGGTCGGCCCTTGATTCTGGGTCTGCGTAAAGGCGAACGATCAGGAAGGCTGGATCAACCTCCCGCAGGTACGCCACCTCCCGCTCTAGGCGTACATCGTCAACGACGACTGGGATGCCTCGCCGCTCAAGTTCGTGATAGCCCTGGCGCCAGATACGAAGCCAGAACTCGCGGTCAAACTCCCGCAAGGCTGCGCCGATCTCCTGAAAGACCTCCCTCCCAGAAACCCTGCGAGGGCCGTCGTAGCCGAGTACCTGGAACTCATCCGCCTTGGCGATAGCGGGATACGCCAAGCGCGTCACCTGCTTGATCGCGTCAGCAATGCCAAGTCGACGGTAGCCTCGGCTCTCCTCCAAGAGCCGCGCCAGCGTGGTCTTGCCACTGCCTTGTGGTCCGACAAAGGCTATCGGTCTCACCTAATCCTCCTCGCTAGGATTTCGCTGATCGGTTCTGGGCCCTTCGGTTGAATAGAATTGTCTCTCTCTTTCTCTCTCTCTATCTCTATCTCTCTCTCAGGGCGTTTCTGAACGCCAGTGTAACCGTTTCGCTCCCGCGCCCTGAAACGGTTAACCCGATCCGCCCTGGTCGGGTCGATCTGGTGCTTACCCCAGTTGGTAACCACCAGCCTGCCCTCGTCCTCGCCTAGCAGCCCCGCCTTTACGAGGGGGGCGATGTGTCGGTGAAGGGGGGCGGGCAGCAGGGCCTTGAGGTGATCGACCGAGCCGAACGCCCCTCCTGGCCGCTGCCGCTTCGCCCTGGTAAGAACCTTCAGCCAGACGAGTTGAGTGAGGTACGGCAAGGTCGCTACCCGCTCGTCCTCATCCCAGCCCACCGACAACTTGATCCACGCGCCGTTGCTCATTTTGTCCTCCTCCTTCGCCGCTTAGAACGGCAACTCTTCTAGGTTCTCCTGAGGCACCAACTTAGGCTCTGGCGCCGAACCCTGCTGCGCCGCGAGCCAGCCCTGGCTTGGCTTCTCCTTGCACCACTGGCCCTGAGCACCTCCGACCTTGTGGCTCGCGGCGTAGAACGGCTGATAGGGCCGCCCAGTCGCCTTGGCAATCCCGCCTGGCTTTAGGGCCCAGGGCTCGCCATGCGAGCAAGCCCCGTCGCCTACCTCCTGGGCAAAGGCCATAGCGGCCCGCGCTAGACGCAGTTCGTCGGTGGGCACGCCTGAAGCCCCTACAGGGGCGATTTCCGCCACGCTGGCGGGCGCTAGGCGGGTTGGTGGCACTTGGATACCCCCTTGACCCTTTTCGGGGCTGTAGAGGCTCCTGCCTACCCCGATCTGGGCGGCGCAGCGTCGCAGGGCATCCGAGGCCGCTGACTTAAGCGGCTCGTCGTCCTGGGCGCTGTTCGGATACCCGAAGTCCTCCCGAATGCTGGTCTTGCCATCGACCACAATCGCTAGGCTGCCGTGAACCACCGACCGAGCGGGGTCCGCGACCTTCACCTCAAACTGCCAGCCTGCAAGGCCGAGCACATCGTCTAGGCGCTGGGCTACGGCCCTTGCGTCTGCGTAGGTGAAGACCAGCCCCGCCCGCCCTGGGCGCTGCTTCAGGTCCTTTGCGTCAAATGGCGCCGCAAGCGCCGCCGCGATTTCCTTTGTCATGTTCGGTTCCCCCTCAATGCTTCTAGGCCATCAAGCGCGCCGTAACGAATGTTATGGCTCGCAAATCCCGCCGCCTGGCCGTTCGGCAGCGGGTCGCCAATGTTTACCTCAAAGGCCGAGCGGGTGAATTCCTGGCGCGCAATGCACCCGCATACCCAGCCGATGTCGTACTTGTCGGTGCGTGCTTCACTCTCCTTCGTTCTGCCCTCCGCAAGCCGTAGGCTCACGAAGGCATACCAATCCGCGTCCTGGCGGTGCTTGTTGTAGTCGTAGATGCTGGCCTCGTAGTGAGGCTCAGGCGCTACGGCTCGCTCCTTGGTCTTTACCTCCACGCGACCCGCTGGGGTCTGGTAGTCGTAGCGGATTGACGCCATGAAGTCGCAGGGGATGCCTAGGGCGGCCATAGCCGCCTCAAACACCGCCTGCCCTACAGCACCCTCCCAGACGGCCTTGCGACCCTTCTGGCTCAGGCTGCGGTCCACGGACCCGCTCGGCAGGATGTCCTCCTGGCGGGCGATGTCGATGGCCCTAGCGACCACCGACTCGTCAATCCGTACCTGGATCATTCGCCTACGCCTTCCATCTTGAACTTGAAGACGCGGGCGCCTGGAACCTCAACGGTATGGCGTTCCAGCATGTCGGTGGGAACGCTGGCCTCGCCGACAAGCGCTTTGTAATCAACCTTGCGGCTCGCTTTGTTCTGCTTCCAGGTAGCCGTCCAGGTACTCCCCAGGAGCCCAGCCTTCGCGCCAATCTTCTCCTTGAGAATCAGTGCCGCCGCCTCCGCTTGCTCATCGAGCGCCTTGGCCTCGGCGCGCAGTTCCTCGTAAGTGCGGGCCACCCGCTCTGCCTCGTCGTCCGCGTGAGCGAACTCGTCGGTGCCCTGAGGAACCAGGGCGGCAAAGGTGCCTGCGTCCGCTACCTGCATGGTCGGTGGCGTTTCCGTTGCCAGCGCCTCGCGGAAGGCTACGGCGCGCTTGTAGAGGTCGGTCTGCAAGTCGATGTTCGCCGCTACCCGCTCAATCCTGAATACAAGGCTGCCAAGCAGGGCCACCACATCCACCCAGGGCGCCCCTGTCACAAACATTTGCCATTGGACCTGCGCCTCAACCTCTGGCGGCACTGGGTACAGGCTCCAGCGCCTAGACGCCGAGGTCTTGATCTCGACCAGCCCTGGCTCCCCTACCACAGTCCTATCCAGGCTTGCCATTGCCCAGGGAATAACCCGCACCCTAACGATGCCGTTGCTCTTCTTGAGTTTGCGGCCAGTGCTCTCCTCGTAGAACCGAGCGACCGCGTCCTCCAGGATGATGCCGCGCTGGGCGGCTTCACCGACAGGCGCAGGTTCGGCCTTGCCGAGTTTCTCGGCCCAGAGTTGAAACGGCGTCTTGTAGGGCGAGAGCCCCGCAATAACCGTCGCGTCGGTGGCGGTGATCCCCTGGGCGCGCAAGGCGTGCCAAGCCTCGCTCCGCTGCTCAGCCTTAACGAACTCAAAATGCTTACCCATAGCCCCTCCCCTATCCCAGCCAGGCAAAGAGGAACACCACAAAGGCGAACCCCCAGATGCCGATTGCCAAATCCATGAGCGCCTGCGCCCGACGCCGCTGCTGGTCAAGCAGCGCCGAGCGGATGCCCATATGCCTGTAAACGACAGGCTGCGTCTTACGGTTGAGCCTCATGCCATCGACCCCAGGGCTAGGACTAGCACCAGGGCTACCAGGCCCATCAAAACGGTTGCGATCTCTTGAAGCGTGCGGATCATCGGTTGCCCTCCTTCTTTGCCTTGCGGCGCTTGGCAGGCTTGGTCTCTTCCTCCAGGAAGATGCCCAGTTCCCGCATGACCTCGTTGAGCAGCGCCCGCTCGATATCGCTGGCCACCTGCTTGTCGGTGGCGATTACCTGGATGAACCCTTTGTCCTTTTTCATGCTTGCTCCTCCTCAAATACAGCCTGCTGTGGATTTCGGCTTACGCCCCACCAGATCGAGTGGCCCAGGCAAAGCCACTTGAACTTCGGATACTTGCCAGTCCCGATCTCCCAGTTGCCAGCCGCCTGAGCCTGACACTGCGTGTCAACCTTCGGCTTGCGCGAGTTGGTCTTCATGTTCAATTGATGCTGCTCGCAGCGCATCGTCGCTGGATCGACTCGCTTCAATCCAGCCAGACGGAGCGAAAGCGCCGCGCTGATCTGGTTGCTGTCCTGTACCGCTGTTCGCTTGTTCACTTTTTTCTCCTCTAGCAGGCCCCCGCGTCTGCGGTGGTCCTCCCTGCTGCTAGGACCATACCTCTGCCCTTGGAACGGAGTCAAGCCGTTTCGTAACGGCTACCCCAGGGCGGCTGGGGCTAGGGGTCGGTGGGCGCCAAGGGGCGCCAGGATGGCCGTAGGGGCGCCTAGGAGCCCCGCTAGGGCGCTAGGGGCGCTGGGATAGCCTCCCGCCCAGGAGGAGGTCTGGGCGGGAGGGAGCCAGCCCCTAAAGGCTGGCGGCGTTGTTGTCCTCGTCGGCCAGAGCCTCGTCAACAATCATGTCGAGGCAGGGCTGGCATAGGGCTTCACCGACAACCAGAGTGTAGCGCCCCACCCTGGGCAAAGGCTCCTCCGCAAAGCGCCAGACCCTTCCATCGGCGCAGCACACCGAGCAGGTTCCGTCTGTCGGTGGCTGGCGCTCATGGACGAACGGCATCAGCCCAGGCGGACCAGATACTCGGCGGTCACGCCTTTGTCGTTCTGGAACAGAAGCCACTGGCATGGCTCCCCAGCGGCGGCCAACTGCTCCTGCGCAAATGTGTTGGTTGACTCGATGCTGCCGCCGTTCCAATGCGTGAGGCCGTTGAGATACATCCGCGTCGGCGTATGGAAGTGCGCGCCCACCGAGTAATCAAACTCCGCGACGCTTGCGCGCCAGCCGCTCAACTTCTTGCCGAAGCCATACCAGGGAAATCCTGCAAATCCTCCGCCGACTTGATCGCCATGAAAAAGGAACCAGCGCTTGCCCAGCACTTCATCAACGGCGTACCAATGGCGCTCGCCTTGCGTAAAGGTCTCTGGCCAGTCCAGACGCTTCTCATCGCCAACCGCCATGCGTGCGATCCGATACATCATCGCGTCGCCGTTGCTCTCTGGTCGGAAGGTTCCGCGCCTGCCAAGGCGACCGTGATTTCCAATCACACCGACAACACGAACCTTCTCAAAGTGTCCAAGCATCTCGCGGACCAACTTCGCAAGCGCCTCGGCTGCGCCAAAGAGTTGCGAATACAAACCACCGTCAATCAAATGCGCCTGCCCAGGAAAGATGTCCTCGCCTTCAATCAAATCGCCTAGAAGGTAGATGCGCAGTTCTCGCACTGGGTGCGCCGTTCTTTGAATGTCAACGAGGCGCTTCACCTTCTCGCCAAGTTCAGCGACGCGCTTCGCCGCGACCTCAGACGAGTATGTCGGTGTGATCTTTCCCCACTGCCAGTCGCTGGCGAGGAGGATGGCAACCTCCTGGGACGCCTTGCGGCGATCAGCCTTTGGTGCCTCCACCTTCGGAATGCGCATGCCGATGGCCGCGTCCTTTGCCGCCTGGTAGACAGCATCGACCAACTCCTCGGTTGCCGACTCGCGCTTGGCCAGAGCCCGCAGGGCTCGGTTGTGCGCGGCTTTCAATTCCGCAAGTTCGTCCTGTTGCTGAAACTCACTAAGGTCGGTCATGAAACCCTCCTGCAATTACACTCGCCCCGACGGTGCCTTTGCACCGTCTGTAGGCACACGCTAAACCCGCGCTTCTCAAGCCAGCGCCAAATTGACGAGGTTGAGATTGTCGGTGTTTCTAATGCCGCCCGCAAGGCAGCAAGGTCCGCCGCGTTGATACGCGGGCTGTTCAGGGCGCAGACTGGCCCCCTGTGGCGCGGCGTAGGACCGCCTTTTTTCTCCATACTCTCCTCCTCTGGGTCGGCTACGACCCTGGGCAAGCCTATCTCCCAGGGCGGTCCATGTCTAGCCCTTTGGGCGTGTTTTCGGGTCGTCAATGCCAGAAACTCCCGATAATCGCCAAAAGGGCGATTATTGGGGTAGTCACGGCCAAAAACTCGCCTCACTAGCCCTTTAGGCGTTCACGGTAGACGGCAGCCTCGATGGCGGTGCTAATAGCCTCCTCGTCAAGGGATAGCCCACGCTTAGCGCATTCAGCCCGCACGAGGGCTATGGCGGCGGCCTTCTTCTCGGCGCCCGCCTTGGTGGCCAGGGTCTGGCTGAGCGAGGCTACGGTCGTCGCGGCGATCTGCTCAAGCATCTGATACTGCTCGGTGTTAATGCGTGCCTTCAGGTACCCGATCACCGACCGAGCGACCCAGCCCAGGGCGCCGATTGCGACTGGGATTAGGGCTACGAGCAGCGCGTTGATGAGGTCCGATACGAATGGGTCCATCTGATCCTACTTTCTGTGCACTAGCACCATTGCTGGAGGGGTCGGGAAGCCTGCCTCGCCCTTTGAATCCCTAAGCGTGCGCACCTGTGCCGCCGTCGCTAGGCGCCCAGGCTTGCCCTCTTGCATCGTAGGGCAGGCATACTGCCAAGAGACGCCGTCATGGGCCAGGACAACCCAGTGGCCGTAGGTTGCCAGAGGCTGCTTCTTCCAATAGTCGCGCTGCCACTTGGATCGCAGTGGCTCGTCAACTGACCGCTGGCTTGCCTGGATGTTCAGGATTAGAACGGCGCCGCCTTTGACCTTGTTGCTGACCTCACTCCAATCGTAAACGACGCGAGCCTTAAGGCCAAGCAGCCTGGCGGCATCGACTAATTGCCGAGCGCTGGTACCTTCAGCACCTGTCGGTGTGTCCACTCGGCCTGCCTGCTCGCATGCTTTATGAGCCTGGCGTGTGCTCGTTAATAGCGCCAGATGGGTGGCCGCCGTTGCTAGGCTTGCTGGTCCGCAGTCATCCATTGCCTTCACGCCTAAGCGCTCCGCAAGACCAAGTTGCGAGCGGACGATGAGGCTCACTTGCCCTGCCCCTGCATCCAAGCCAGGACTCCGCCGAGGCCAGAAATTCCCAGAAGCGCGATCACAAATTTGGCAAGCCTGAAGGCCCCACGAGTCTCAGCAAGTTCCAATTTGATCTCGCCCAGGTCGCGCTCGATGCGGTCTAGACGCTTTAGAATCTCGTTGCTCTGGCTGGCTGTCATTCGGACTCCTGCGGCTCAACGGGCTGATCGTCATTCACAATTGTAGCAGTGCCCTCTAGTGGCTCAGGCAGAGGTTCTGGCTGTGGCGGCTCTGTGAATACGCCGTCAGTATAGGTGCCGCCAATCCAAACGCTTGTGCCTTGCTCCACTTCAATGATGGCAACCGCGCCGAACAGAGTGGCGTAGTCGCGCAGGAACTGCGCTTGCTGCGCTGGATTTAGCGCGCCTGTGATGACTTGCACCACGATGCTGTCTGCGTTGATGAATGCGTAGCGTTTCATCCTTACTCCTTATGCAATGTAAGCAATAACAACATAGCCGCTTGCGCCT